CACGACGATTATGTTGACTCCACCACTCAAGCTTTGTTAAGATTTAGACAAGGAAACTTTATTACGCATCCAGAGGATTACGAGGATGAGCCTGGTGTTTTACAGATGCGAGAATATTATTAGGGGGCAACATGGCAATAAGTGAGAAAGGTGTCAAAAAAGCAAAAGAATTGTCTGGCATGAAGTCTGGCACACTTGGCGACGACGCTAATAAAATAGCTAAATTTTTTAGCCAAGATATGACTGATGAAGAGATTAAACAAAAAGCTAAAGAAATATTTGGAGCAGCGGCCGAGGGTATGAGCATTGATATGCTGAAAAAAAATATAAAAAAAGACGGCGGTAAACCAAAATTAAAAGAAGGCGATAAAACTGACTTTGGTATGCTATCTGTTAAAGCAGGTATAGATAATAATCCTAAACCAACACAAGCTGATAGAATAGCTGGAGCAACGAAAGGTGATAAGAAAGTTGCTAAAGGTGGCGTAAGAACTGCAATCGCTAAAATTAAGAAAGCGAAAGACGGTTCGCGTACCGGTGTCCGTGGAACTGGCGCAGCTAAAAGAGGCTTTAGAAAAGCTAGATTAAGTTAGGAGGCAACATGAGTAGTAGAAGATTAACTAAAGATGATGAAAAAGAGATTATATCAGATGTATTCGGTAAAAACGTATCTTTAGATGTTTTAAAAGGTCAATTAAAGTCTGGTATCAAAAGCGGTAATAGATTGATGACAGATGAAGAAATTGATGAAGGTATAAATAATATCCTTAAAGGTGCTGGTTTATTTAATACAGTTGGTAAATTTAAAAATAAAATGCAGGGCTTAAAAGATTATTTTGATGAGAATTCAAAAGCTGCAAAAATAGGAACTGGACTTAAAGAAGGTAAAAGCACTAGAAAAGTAAAAGCGAAAGACGGCTCAAGAACCAAGGTCCGTGGCACAGGCGCTGCAACTAAAGGTTTTAGAAAAGCAAGACTTAGCTAATGGCTAAAAAGAAAAAATTTCAATCTGGAGCTGCAAGTGCATTAGATAATCTTGACTCGTTAAGAGTCATGCCCGACATTAAGCAGCCAAACTTAATTGGTGGTGATGTAGGTGACATAAGAGCTTTGTTACCTCTACTAGCTATGGGTGTTACAGCTGCGGCGCCATCATTATTAGAAAAAGATGAAGAAGCTATAGCTAGGGAAAAAGGTTACATAATTCCACCTAAAGGTTTATCAGAAGAAGAGAAAAAACGATTAGGATTAGATGGATCTCCTGAGGGTGGGGGATTTACTCCAGTAGCAGAAAAAGATAAACTGCCAACAACCACGGCTGGTGAGTTACCTGAAGTTATAGATCCTAATCCACCTGGTTTTCCAATACCAGAACCAACAAAGGTACAGCCCGAGGGTGGTGGTTTTACAGAATTAACTGAAGAAGAAAAGGCTCTTTTATTTCCACCGTATATGACCATGGGTGATGGGAAAAAAGAATCTAAAGCATTAGTGAAAAAGAACATGATGGAGTCAATAGATGACATAGACACAAGAAATTATACTGATGAAGAAATTCAACAAATTCGTGATTCAGGCCAATATATACAACAAAAAACTTTTATGAATCAACGATTCAATAAAACAGAGGATTATATCAAATCAAACTATTCAGGTGATGAAAAGAAACCATTAAATGATTGGGTTAATGAGTTGTATGCCTCCGACAAAGGTTTAAATTTAGAGCTCCGTGATTCCGGCGCAGCTGGTGCTTTAAACGCACTTAATTCAACTAACCAAACAAATAGGCAATTTAGTGCAAAAGAAATATTAGAATTGTTTCAATCACCAGATTTTCCTGGGCGTCAATTAAGAGTTGACGCTACAAGTTATGACATCCTTGGTGGAGAATCAAATCAACTTCCACAAGCAGTTAACAATGCAAATATATTTTTAGATAGATTAACTATAGCTCAACCTGGACCATTTTCTGATTTTATGGAAAGAGCTAAGGACATGGATAGAAATTATATTAAAAGATTAAATGAAGCAACTGACAGTGAAACAGCTGGCATGATTATAGATGAAAGAAATGCTGCACTTCTTGATATTATAGATGAGTCAGGAATTCCTAAACAACAACTAGTAGCTAGAGAAGAATATACTAGATTTCAAGATAACTTTAGAACTGTAAGAGAAGCAGCCACAAGAGGCACATTTATAAATGATCATATAAGTGTTGGAACTCCAGGAACAAAAACTGAAGAGTACATAGTTATGACTCACAATTTTAATCCTCAATATGGTCAAGCAAATCAATTACCTGAACATAACACAAGTCACCCTACCGGAGATCACACCATAGCTTTTTCAAGATCTAGATTAATTACTAATGAGGCTTTTGGTAAAGAGGAAAACCAAGGAATTGTAATAATGGAAATGCAATCAGATGTTCATAGAAGACTTAAGTCAAAAGATATTGAATATCCGTCTGAAGCAAATGATTTTAAAGGTGGTGCAAACTTCTATCCGTTTGGTGGAGGTGCTCAGTATTGGGTCAAGCAAGTTTTAAAAGATAATATTGAAAATGCTGTAAATCAAAATTTAGACTTTGTCGGTTGGAACCCTGGCGAAGTTGTTTCTGTTTATGAGCAAGCTGAAAATGCAGATGATATAAAAGGTTACATGACTATTTACAATGCTAAGACATCAGAGTTTATTAAGAAAATAAATAAAGATATTGCACAAAGAGGTAAGCAATTAGGATTAAGTGAAGAGCAAATTAAATCTGCGCAACTTGTTGTTAAAAATGATGGGCGATATGAATTTCCTCAGAATGAAGTAACACGACGTAGTAATTATTACAATGAACCTACCTCTGCTAGATATGTAGAAAAGTTAGATCAAATAGAAAATTTAGATAAATATGTAAAAGTTGGCAAAGAAAAAAATCTAATATTAGATAATATGCCGTACATTGATTTGAGAGCTGAGGGATTTGATATTGAGCTGTTTAAAAAGATTGGTTTGCCACAGTTTAAAAAGGGTGGTAAAACAAAAGACAAAATGGGTGACCCTCTTATTGACATCGAAATATTCATGAGAAGTGTATAATGGCTATAGATAAAAAAATTAATCCACCAATAGAAGAGCTACCTAGAATAGATCAATATGCTGGTGGCACAGTTGATGTTGATGTTCAAAGCGGCCAACCTCAAGGGATAACAATGCTTCAAGATGGTGGAGCTATGCTCGGAGATAGTATGATGCAATCAGCTCCAGAGCATGATTCTAATTTAGCAGATTTTGTAGATGAGACGGAACTTGAAAAAATTTCAAGTGATTTGCTCAGTGATTATTTGAATGACAAAGAAACAAGAAAAGATTGGGAAGAAGGTTACACACAAGGATTAGATCTTTTAGGATTTAAATACGAAGATAGATCACAACCTTTTCAAGGCGCTAGTGGTGTAACACATCCGTTACTTGCAGAATCAGTAACTCAATTCCAAGCACAAGCTTACAAAGAACTATTACCTCCAGGCGGACCTGTAAAATGTAATATAGTGGGCGCTGAAAATCCAGCAGTAGAGGATCAAGCTAAACGTGTTAAAGAATTTATGAATTATCAAATTACATCTGTAATGGAAGAATATGATTCTGACATGGATCAAATGCTTTTTTTCTTAGCTCTAGCGGGATCTTCATTTAAAAAAATTTACTATGATACCAACATGGGTAGAGCCGTTGCAAAGTTTATACCAGTTGAAGATTTAGTTGTACCTTATCATTCAACAGATTTAGAAACTGCCCCTAGGATTACACATGTACTAAAACAAAACAAAAACGATGTAAGAAAAAGTCAGGTCAGTGGTTTTTACAGAGATGTTGAATTAGACGTAGTTAATAAGCAAGACAGAATACAAGAGACATATGATAAAATAGAAGGAGTAACTCCAAACGATAGCACAAACTATGATGATCAATGCACATTATTAGAAATGCATTGTGATCTTGATATTCCTGGTTTTGAAGACATTGGAGTAGATGGTGGCCCTACAGGTGTTAAGTTACCTTACATCGTTACTATAGATGAGGGTTCAAGAAAAATTTTATCTATTAGAAGGAACTATGCAGAGAATGACAAGTTAAAAAAGAAAATACAATATTTTGTTCATTATCGTTTTTTACCTGGACTTGGGTTTTATGGTTTTGGTTTGATACACATGTTAGGTGGATTATCTAGAACTGCTACTTCTGCACTTAGACAATTAATTGATGCGGGCACATTATCAAACTTACCAGCAGGTTTTAAAGCAAGAGGCTTGCGTATTCGTGATGACGACAATCCTTTACAGCCAGGTGAATTTAGAGATGTTGATGCACCAGGAGGAGACTTAAGACAAAACTTTGTTCCATTACCATACAAAGAGCCAAGTCAAACTTTAATGCAGCTTTTAGGTTTTTGTGTTGATGCAGGAAAAAGATTTGCTGCGGTAGCTGACGCAAAAATTTCAGATTCTAATAATGCTAATCCTGTTGGCACAACAATGGCGATGATTGAACAAGGCACTAAAGTTATGAGTGCTATACATAAAAGATGTCATTACGCACAAAAGATAGAGTTTAAATTATTAGCTAGAATATTTCAAATATACTTACCACCTGTATATCCCTACAATGTAACGGGAGGTCAAAGAGAGATAAAAACAACTGATTTTGATGATAGAATAGATATTATACCTGTATCTGATCCAAGTATATTTTCAATGTCTCAAAGAATTCAACTTGCTCAAGCACAGTTGCAATTAGCTCAAACTAATCCACAAATTCATAATACTTACGAGGCTTACAGAAGAATGTATCAAGCACTAGGGATTCAAAACATAGATGCAATTTTACCACCTCCTTCAAGGCCAACACCAAAAGATCCTATTACAGAAAATTCAGAATTACTTTTAAAAAAAACTGCACAAGCTTTTGCAGATCAAGATCATGTATCTCATATAACAGTACATAGAGCGTTTATGTCTTCTGTTTTAGTTAGAACTATGCCAGACGTTTTAGTTAACGCTATGGGCCATGTTTTACAACATGCTTCCATGTTGTCAGCACAAAGTGTGTTAGAAAAAAATAAAGAAAAATTAGAACAATTAGCAGAACAATTTGGTGGTCAAATTCCAGAACAAATTCAAATGCAAATAAACAACGTAATTCAAGAACAAATATCTCAAGTGCAAGCTGAAATAATGAATCAAATGGTTGCTGAAGAACAAGAATATTTAGAGGGTGGTGGAGGAGAAGACCCAGTAGTAGAACTAAAAAAACAAGAGCTTGATATAGAACAACAAAGAGTCATGGCAGATGCAATGGCAAAACAAGCAAAAACAGAACTTGATATTGCTAAATTAGAGCAAAAAGCGATGATAGATTCTGCTAAATTACAGCAAACAGCTGAACTAGCAGCTCAAAGAAATAACATACAAATGCAAAAATTAAATGCCACTCAAAGAAGGTAAATCACAAAAGACAATATCTAAAAACATTAAGATGTTGAAAAAAGAGGGTAAACCTATGAAACAAGCAGTTGCAATAGCTTTATCTAAAGCTGGTAAGAAAAAAAAGAAACGAAAAAGAAGTTGATAAATATCAAATTGTGTCCATAATAACTATATGGAAGCACCACAAATAAATAAAATCGTTGATGATTTAATAAACTATGCTTTTCAAGATAATTTTTCAGAAGAGGAAAGAATGGTTGTGGCATCTTTGTTTATGACTGCAGCTCAAATGATCTATTTACAAACGATGGGCGAAAATGGTAAGAAGGTTTTTGAGAATGATAAAGATACCATGCTCAAAGAGAAAAAACCAACGTTACACTAAGAGGTCTTATGAAATTTAAAGAAACAAAAACAGAAGTTGTTAAGTCAAAAAATCCTTTTCCTAACCCGACTGTTGCCGACACAGCTGCCGTAACTATGGCTGCTTTTGTTGTAAAAGATAATAAGGGTCCAGGTCCAAAAGGGCAGACTAGTAGACAACAAATCAAAAAAGTTGCATTTAAGGGCGTAAAGTAATAAAACCCTTGTAACAAGGAGGTTTCTATGAAACTTTTAACAGATCTATGGGATCATTTGAAAGAGTGGTCTGATTGGAGCATGAAAGACTGGATTAAAGCTGGAATTGTGGCTATAATCGTAATCATATTAATTGGAGCAATATAAAAAGAATTTAT